AAACAAGTTGCTCTTGTTGAGGTTGCTGAACTTTTTGATTTTGTACACGAGTTTCAGTATCGTACTGAACTCCTCTGTATGTGACTTGTGCCATTTGGTTTCTCCTAAAGTAGTTGGACTTTTTACATCCGTTCCTTCAGTCGGCTTTTGCGTCCCTAAAACATCCTTCTTCTTCTACCTTTGTAGCAAAGTAGTTAATCAGATCTGACTTGCTTCTGTCATCAAGATATTCATCTTGCATAACTTCAACAGCTAATTCTGTCCACTGCTCACACTTAATAGTCCAATGGACTGGTTCGTGAGATGCCAATAAAGATAGGTAAATAAGAAATGGCATGGGATGAACGATGTGTTTATATTAACACAATTATATTATATATGCAACTTAATGTGTAGCGACTGTTACATTTTCTTGCAATTTTTCAACAACAGTTTTTGTTTGCATTGGTGCGATGTCATTCAAACCATTCGCATCAAACCAAGGAGCACTTTCCCAATCAAATCCTTCACCAAATGTATTATCAGGTGATACAACATACCAATGACACTTAGCATCAGGTATATCTACAGCACACACCGCCCAATCATCTGCCCACTGTGGTACTTGAACGTACATGACAGGTAGATGATTAGCAAACAATGAAAGTATGAAGGAAAAGATAATCATTTTAATTCTCCGTCTGCCGAAGATCTTTTCTTTCTTTTTCTTTGTGGTGCTTTAGCAGTGTTATTCCAAAGATTAGGTCTCAATGTACCCTTAGATTGTTTCAACCATTTGAATTCCTTTTTATATTTGTCATAGTAATGATCAAATATATCTACTGCTTTCTGTGCCATAGCAATATCATGTACAAGATTACCTTCAACCTGATACTGAACTACGTATGCGGTGTAGGGTAACTTAATAGTGTTATGCTTTTCAAGATCACATTTCTCATGTATTACTGTAACACTCATGATCTACCACCCCATTCAATTTGTGGGTATGCTTCAGTTACACATGCTTTAGTAATCTTCCAACGCTTACCAATCTGTTTATCTTTTGCAAGACATAATACTTCTGCTTCACCAGCAGATAGTCCTTCTAGCATCTGTATAAACATCATCTCTCTTTTGTTTTGAGATACGTTAGATCCACCTTTAAAAAAGTGGTGAAGCAATCTTGCTTCTCTTTCTAATTGAGTATGCTCTGTACCTGCTGGTGCATCATTAGGTGTGTAAGGAACTTTACCAGGTGGTAGTAGACTTATAATAGAGTCATCAAAATTAATAATAAAAAGCATTCTCAATGCAGGAGTATTAAATTTCTCAAGCAAAGCGATCTTTTCTTTTTTAGTCTTTGCGTTTGATACTTTTTGTAGTACCTCATGCATCAAGAGTTTCATCGTCGTCTTCCTCATTAATAAATTTTACATGAAGCAATTCTTCGTTTAACCAATTTCCTTGTTGGTCATACATTTCTGGATGACTCGCTTCAAAATCATCCTTTGACCACATATAATCGTGGACAAAATCTTTGGCAGTCCAACCTGCTACTATACCGACACATAAAAATATGAATGATGTTGTCGCTGAAAAAAATAAAAGGGTAGTGTCTGCCATGTCAACTCCGTATAGTGGTTTACTTATTTTTCTCCCACCTTAACTCAAAGTTGAAATACCATGCACGTTTAAGGAGAGAGAAGGTTCTTTTAATGGTGAAACCTTTAGAAGGTTTCTCATATTTTGGTTGCTTAGCCCTCCTTAACATGAGCTCTATGCCTTTATTTATAGAGAGTTTTTTATTTGTTGACACTTACTAACCCTTCCTTTAAGAAATGTTTTGCTAAGTCAACTAAAGTTCCCATCTCTTTTCCATCTACCACAATAAATGGAGTTCCATTGACATGAGGATATAGTTTAGTAAAGTCCTCCCTAGTTATGTTAATACCAATCTCTTTGGTTTGGTAATCAACATTCGCTCTTTCACATAGTTTCTTTGCTTGATCGCAATAAAAACATCCCGATGTAGTATAAATTAAAATTTCCATAAAAAAATGGGAGGTCTCCCTCCCATTGTATCAGACTAATATATGGTTGTCAACTTATCCGATTGAAGGAGCAGTTAACGCAACCTCTGTAGTCTCAGCAGATGCTAAGTCTAATGGGAAGTTGTGTGCATTTCTTTCATGCATAACTTCCATACCAAGGTTTGCTCTGTTCAATACATCACCCCAAGTAGGAACAACCTTACCAGATGCGTCTACGACAGACTGGTTGAAGTTGAAACCGTTAAGGTTAAACGCCATTGTGCAGATACCCATTGAGGTTAACCATACACAAATAACAGGCCACGATGCTAGGAAGAAGTGGAGTGAACGAGAGTTATTGAATGAAGCATATTGGAAGATCAAACGACCGAAGTAGCCATGAGCTGCAACGATGTTATATGTTTCTTCTTCTTGTCCGAACTTGTAACCATAGTTCTGAGACTCTGTCTCAGTTGTTTCTCTGATTAGAGATGAAGTAACAAGTGAACCATGCATAGCTGAGAATAGAGATCCTCCGAACATACCAGCAACACCAGCCATATGGAATGGGTGCATAAGAATGTTGTGCTCTGCCTGGAAAACAAACATGAAGTTGAATGTTCCAGAGATACCTAAAGGCATTCCGTCAGAGAATGAACCTTGACCGAATGGGTATACAAGGAATACTGCGAAAGCTGCTGAAACTGGTGCAGAGTATGCAACACAGATCCAAGGACGCATACCTAGACGGTATGAAAGCTCCCACTGTCTTCCCATGTATGCTGAAATACCAATTAGGAAGTGGAAAATTACAAGCTGGTAAGGACCACCGTTGTATAACCACTCATCTACAGTAGCTGCTTCCCAAATTGGGTAGAAGTGTAGACCAATAGCGTTAGATGAAGGAACAACTGCACCTGAGATGATGTTGTTTCCGTATAGGAATGAACCAGCAACTGGCTCTCTAATTCCGTCGATGTCTACTGGAGGTGCTGCGATGAATGCAACGATGAAGCAAGCCGCTGCTGCAAGTAGGCATGGGATCATTAAGACGCCGAACCAACCAACATAAATTCTGTTGTTAGTTGATGTTACCCACTCACAAAACTGTGGCCAACCCTTTAACAGCGAAGAACGCTGCTGCTGAATTGTTGTCATGAGTTCGTAAAATATGTCTCTAAAGCGAGACGTGTAAATAAAACGGACATTAAAGCCGTTGAAAAGATTTTAGTCCAAAACAGCCAAAAATGTGTAAATAATATTTCTCAAAGTAAATTTATTCTTTGCAAAAAAACATAATTCATCATAAATGTCTTAATAATGTCTTAACATTCTCTTTGTTATTGAGGTTTTAGCTTGGTAATAATTGAATGGCTTTTAAATGGCAAAAGATCCAAAGAGTTAGTTTCTTTCAAGGAAGCTAAGCATAGAAGACTGGAATTAGAAGCTTGTGGAGCAATTGTTTATTGGAGCGAAAGAATTTAGAACAAAAAATAAGTAAGTAAATAATAAAGATAAACCCAGAATAGTATTAAATAAACTTATCTTTTGAATAAATAATTCTTAATTTAATATCTAGAAAGATTGTTCTCATTTGTTAATCTATGATTTAAAAAACTTATCGATCCAGTCATTTGAAGAACAAATTACTTCTTTTTTTGTGAAACTCATTGCGATATTTTTTTCTTTGTAAGCAACTTCACCTATAAAAACAGGCCAAATAATATCTTGTCCTAGATATCGAATAGTATTGCCTTCAATATCCAGGAATAAAGGGTCTCCTTTTTTAGTAAGTTCCCAATCTTTATTCATTCTTTCAGGATGAATTAAACCATTAATAGCGCCATTTGTTGTTCTAGGATAATCAATACTTCCTTGATGGACATGAACAATTAATTTGTTTGGGAGTGCTATAAGATTCTTTTTTAACTTCTTTATCTCTTCTCTTAAACTACTAATAATTATTAAAAATCTATTTACGATGTTTGAATCATAAAAATTTTGAGCAACTGGTCCTATTTCAATTACCAAACCACATGGCCATGCCTCAACTAGAAATCCTGTTTGTCTTTTATCCTTTTCATGTAAATAAATAGGCAATCCAAATTTATTCTGTAGTAATGCAGCCAAACAAAAATCTTTTATTCTTCTTCCATACATAACAATACTTGTTCCCATATTTGCGGTAGTAGTGTGCAAATCAATGGCTATTTGACAGGGCTCTGGACCATTTATTCCATATCTTTCAACTAAAAAATTAGCCCTGTTAATTTCATAATTATTTTTGTTGTTATAAATATTTTGCTTATTAGAATTAAATGATCTATTTAAATCCGCGTCAACGTATCTTGTACCTTTTTCATATGCGAGAGGATTGCCTATGATGTAATTATATTCAATATCTTTATCAAAATTATTTTGTTCTTTATTAAGTTTATTAAGAGCCCAAATAGGATTTATTTCATTACCATGAGTGCCAGCAACAATAAGTATTTTTTTAATAGTCATTTGTTTTCTATAACAAAACAAGTTTATGCAAAATAAATACCTTATTAAAATTTCCCAAAAATTCTGGTTTTGGTTTTGGAGAAAATTAATGAATGGTTTTGCTCCATCTGATTCACAAGGAAATTATAAAAGACCTAAAGGAATAACACTCAATAGTGACTACGATATTAATAAAGAAAAAAGATCAATCTATTTACTTGTAGGGAAATCATGTCCATGGTGTCATCGAACTCTACTCGTTTATCAAATAAAAAATTTATTCAAACAAATTAAAGTTATCTTTTTAAAACCGGATATTGAACATGGTGAATGGGTATTTGAAAAAAAACTTAAAGGGTGCAATAGACTTTCTGAATTTTATAAAAAAGCTAATAAAAATAAACTTTTCAGAGCAACATTACCTATTTTAATTTGTTTTGAAAATGATGAAATCAATGTTTTGTCTAATGAGAGTTCACAAATAATTAAATTATTAGATTCAATAAAAAAAGAATCTATTCCGCAATCAACACATATCAAAAATTGTAATCAAGAAATATTAGATCTAATTCACTACCAAATTAACGATGGAGTTTATAAATGCGGATTTGCCAGAAACCAGGCATCCTATGAAAGAGCAAGTAGAAATCTTTTTTCAGCCTTAAGCAAGATAGAATCAAAATTAAATCACAATAAGAGTAGATGGATTTGTGGAGAGGAATTAACTTATGCAGATATTTACCTTTTCCCAACTCTTATAAGGTGGGAATTGGTTTATAGCAAACTTTTTAAATGCACTGAAAAAGATATATTAGATTTCAAAAATATTATTGAATGGAGATTAAAGTTTTTCAATTTTCCTAATGTGCATGAAACATGTTTTGAAAATGAATGGAAAAAAGACTATTACAAAGCTTTATTCCCTCTAAACCCTAATCAAATCATACCAGTTTTACCATCGCTAAAAGAAATAATTTATATACATGCCTAGTGAATTTCAACAAAATTATTAGCCGTCAAAAATTATGATGTTGTAATGCACACTTATTTTATTCATAGATCATGCAAATTAATTTGAAATTAACTATCTTATGTATGTCTACTAAAGTACGAAAGGCTTCAAATGAAATCCATTGACGAACACATTCAAAAAGATCAATCGGAAATAGAATCTGCCAAAGCAGAGGGCAATCTTCCAAAGGTCAGACATTTAACTGAAGAACTAAAGGATCTAGAAGAATATAAAGATCATCATCCAGAAGATAAACATGATCCAAATGCTTTGGAATTATTTTGCGATGCCAACCCAGATGAACCAGAATGTCTTGTTTATGATGATTAAGTTTTCTTAATTATTAGATAATGCATAAAAAAAGGGCTTTTTGAGCCCTTTTTTTAGTTCTTGAATTCTTTTAGTAATCCATATTAAAATCTGATGGGCTACCTGTCAGAGAACATACCACCGACTCTTCATTTTTCATTTCCTTAACTTCTACAATCGGTCTTCCCATTTTCTTAAGAACCTCAATATCTTGAATGGTTTGACATCTAGCTATTATTTTTCCTTGTTTATCAAAACAACTGTAGAAATTCATATTATGTTTAAAGAATTATCTTATTTATGGCTAATTTTCATTATTAAATCAAGTGTATTTATTTACAAAAAAATTTTTAATTTAAGTTAGATCCTTTTCCACACTTCAGAAAGCAGTGAGGATAAACCTTTTTTTAAAGATGAAGAAATAACTAAAACTTTCTTTTTTGATAAATCTTCTAACTTTTTTGTAATTATTTTCAAATAATCATCATCTACCAGCTCCATTTTATTTAACACTATTATCCTCTCTTTATCTAAAAGACCTTTCCCATATTTTTTTAATTCCTGCTCAATAATCTCAAAATCATGTAAAGGATTTTCTGCAATTGCATCAATTAAGTGAACAAGTATCTTCGTTCTTTGGATGTGCCTTAAAAAATCATGCCCTAAACCTACTCCATCAGCTGCACCTGATATTAATCCAGGAATATCCGCAAAAAGGCAACCATTCCCATCAATTTTTCTTACTACACCTAAGTTAGGTATTAGAGTCGTGAAAGGATAATTTGCGATTTTTGGACGGGCAGATGATACAACGGAAATCAAAGTACTTTTCCCAGCATTTGGAAGGCCTATAATCCCAACCTCTGCAAGAAGTTTTAGTTCTAATTGAACCTCCCATATCTCACCATCTTTACCTTCAGTGAATGATTCTGGGGCTCTATTTTGATTACTTAAATAGTAAGCATTACCATGACCACCTCTTCCTCCAATGGCAATAGTTAAAATCTGTTTATCTTTAGTCAAGTCTCCTAAAATAATGCCGGTTTTAAAATCTCTTATTTCTGTACCGCAGGGAACTTTAAGGATTGTATCCTCACCTGAAGCACCTGATCTCTTATTAGGACCTCCTTTGCATCCATCTTCAGCAATTATTTCACGTTTGAATTTGAAATCTAATAATGTTTGAAGATTATTATCAGCCATCAAAATAACTGAACCCCCTCTTCCACCATTTCCTCCCGAAGGTCCTCCAGCAGGAACGAATTTTTCTCTTCTAAATGAAACTATTCCATTTCCACCTTTTCCAGCTTTAAGAATAATGTTTGCTTGATCAATAAATTGCACTTAATACACTTATTAAATTGTTTTCTAGGTATTTTAAATTTTATTTTATCCACGCAATACTGCAACCAGGTCCACCTTCGTTGTTAGCTGCATCTTCAATCTTATCAACATAATTTAAACCTGATAACCAATTTCTTAGTCCTTTTTTTAATTTCCCTGTTCCAATTCCATGCACAATCCATAGAGGTCCATGAAATTTTCTAATTTTCTCCTCAATAATTAATTCGGCTTCATGAACTCTTAACCCTCTTACGTCAATTGTATTTTTACTAGTTCTAATTTTAGAAAAAGAAAAATCTTCTTTTGTAGACTTGATCTCAATTTTTGACCTTTTGAAATTAGGCTTTTCTCCATTAATACCTTCAAAGTCATTTAAAGATAATGTGCTTCTAAATGAACCACATTTAATTTCATAAAAACCACCTTTTTTATCTAAATCTACAATTTGTCCCGTACTATTTAGACTTTTAATCTTTACAAAATCACCTACTTGAGGGTTCCATGATATTGACTTTTCAGATTTTTTTTGGGTTAAATGTTCCGTCTCAATTTCCTTTAATCTTTTTCCAATAATTCTCGTATCCTCTCCATTAACATTTTTATCTCTTAATTTTTTAATCAAATCTATTACCTCTTTTTTAGCGGATACAATATGTTTTGATAATTTAGACCTTTCAATTTCCTGGATTTTTTCAGCATTTATTTTTTGATATTCATAATTTCTCTTCAGTTCATCATGTAATATTTCAGTCCTTGCAATCAGTTCTGCAGCCGCTTCTGCAGAATTTTGTTGTTTAATCTTCTCTTCCTCAAGTCCTTTAATAATACTGTTTATATTATCAACTTGTTTCGGCTTTAGATAATTTGCAGCTTCATTGAGTATGCTTTCATCGAGACCAATTCTCTTTGAAATTGACAAAGCATTACTTCTCCCAGGAATACCCCAATTGAGTATATATTTTGGCTTCAAAGAATCCTCATCAAAGGCAACTGATACGTTTTCAAATCTTGAGTCATGATATTTTAAAGCCTTAATATCTCCATAATGTGTAGTTGCTAAAGTGATATCAGATTTATTTGCAAATTCTTTTAATAAAGCCATCGCAAGAGCACTTCCTTCAAGAGGATCTGTGCCAGATCCAATCTCATCTAACAAAACAACTGATAATCCTTTCTTATAATCAAGTGAATCTAATATCTCTTTTATGCGGGATATATGCCCACTGAAGGTAGATAAATTTTCTTCTAATGATTGATTATCTCCTATATCCACATATATATTTGGACAAAAAGGGATAATAGGATTATTAGTTGAAGGTATCAATAATCCTGCTCTAGCCATAAGTAAAGACAAGCCCAAACCTTTTAAAGCTGCTGTTTTACCTCCAGTATTTGGACCTGTAATAGCTACAACTTTAATATTCCTATTTATATAAAAATCGACAGCCACTGGTGGAGGGGCTCCTTTTTTCTTATGTTCCCAAATCAATAACGGATGAGAAAACCCAATTAAAGAAATAATAGGATTTTTCTCAAACGTAGGAGTTTTGCCTCCAATCCATTTCGAATATCTTGAACGGGTTAAAGCATTTTCTAATCTCAATAAAATGGATGCCATTTCAATAAGATTTTCTGAATTATCACTAATAACTTGAGACCATTTCTGAAGTAATTTAAATTCTTCTGATGTGATCCTAGCCTCTAAAGAAGCAATCTTATTACCTTTAATAACTACACTTTCAGGCTCAAAATATACTGTATTTCCTGAGGATGAAGAGTCATGAATTATGCCTTTAAATTTATCTACATAATTAACTTTGACTGCTAAAACAGGCCTACCATATCGATCTCCAATAGTAGTATCTTGCAAATAAGCTAAATTCTTTTGAATAAATTTCTCAACTAATATTTTTCTTTCAAGTTTCTTAGATAATAATTCTTTTCTAAGAATGGATAGTTCATTACTTGCATTGTCTGAAATCCTTCCATTGGATTCAATGCCTTTTTTAAAAATCGTTTCGATATTCTGATGGTCAATTAAATTTTTTGTGAATGATGAAATATAAGGCCTTTGTTCAAAATCTAATAAGATTTTTTTTAAATTTCTTGCTGCAGAAATTGTTTTCGCTATTTCTAATAAGTCAGAAGATAAAATCACACCTCCCTTTGAACAAATTTCAATATTTCTACTAATGTCAAAAACACCAGAAAAACTAATTGATTTATCTAAATTATTTTCTAGCTCAGTTATTTCAACGGTTTCATTCAAAAGTCTTTTAGAAACTACGTATTCTGATGGGATTTCAAAACTTAAAATTGCTCGTTTACCCATTTCTGTAGAGGCAAATGAAGATAAATGCGTTTTTAAGGAATCCCACTCTAAAAGGCTTATAGATTCATCTTCTAAAGTGTTCTCTGAATATGATTTTTTAGAATAACTTTTCTCTTGCATACAAAAAAAAAGAATCAAACATTTGATTGAATCCCTTCAGGAGGAACATAAAGCATCTCGAGCCAGTTTCCTTCAGTATCTTTCATATAAAAAGATGCTGTCCCATCTCTATGTTCATGTAAAGGACCAACTTTTACACCAGAATTTTTTAAATTATTTTGAATATTTACTACTTCTTGTTTATTTTCAAAATGAAATGCAAAGTGCGGTCCTGCAGCTTTATAGCTAGGGCCTAACAACGCAAGTCCATCTTTACCTTTACCAGCTTCCAAATAAGACCAATCTTTATCATCCCAAACCAAATTCATACCCAATTTAATATAAAAAGATTTGGCCCTTTCGAGATTCTTTACTCTAAGAGCGAAGTGAACACTCCTATTTACTCCTTGAGAAAACTTCAAAATAAAGCAGTGATTTAATTATTAATCTAAGAATAAACCAAATTTTTGTTAATAATGAGTTTTTAACTATCCTGCAACCATTGTGATGCATCACAAGCATGATAAGTAAGTATTAATTTTGCTCCTGCTCTTTTAAAACTAAGCAGTGTTTCTAAAACAATATCTTTTTCATTAATCCAATTCTTCATAGCAGCAGACTTTACCATGGAATACTCCCCACTGACGTT